TGTCGGCGAATCCATTTATGAATATGACATTTAGTCCATTTGTTCCATCAAACATACCCCTATTTTCGAAAGCAGCAATTCCAAATTTATGGACATCGAATGCTACTGCTACTGCTACTGCTTCGGCGACATGTGCTGCTTTTACTGAAACAAAACCTGCGGCATCTACCCCTGAACTGATAGAAATACGCGAAAATATAGGACATATCGACGACCTTATTTCCCTTTGTGATAAATATCCTTTGTCTGATAATAAGAAATATAATATCAACATGTCGGCAATCCATGCGATGCGTCGGCCTTTGACCGATTTATCAAAGATGGTTGGTATGGATACAATAAAACGAACAATCGTAGACCAGATTCTATATTATTTACAAGAACTTCATATTCCAGAGACAAAGAATACCGAACAGAATGATAGTAATAATAGTGAAGACAAGGACAAGGACAAGGACAAGGACAAGGACAAGGACTTACCGAAGGGATTAGAAAGCGCTGTAAAAGATGATATCAAAAATATACAGAATCCATTTGTTCAGTTTGGTCCTTCATTTCCATTATTTCAGGCATTTCAGGCATCCTCGACCGATTTTAAGCCACTACCACCATTCAATATCAAAAAAACGGTTTGGGGAAATGGTGGTGGAGATGACTTCGCGTTACCAACTAAAGGCGATTTCATGCATACTGTGATTTATGGTCCGCCCGGTTCTGGGAAGACCGAAGTTGCTAAAATCATCGGTCGCATTTTTAGTAATCTTGGTATTTTAAACAAGAAAATATTCAAAAAGGTAAGTCGCAACGACCTTGTTGCTGGATATTTAGGACAAACCGCAATCAAAACGAAGGATATGATAAAAGCGTCACTTGGAGGCGTATTGTTTATCGATGAAGCGTATTCTCTCGGTAATTCTGAAAAGAGGGACAGTTTCGCGAAAGAGTGTGTTGATACGCTATGCGAGGCGCTTAGCGAACATAAACATAATTGGATGGTTATTATTGCGGGATATGAAAAGGAGCTTAATGATTGTTTTTTCAGTTTGAATGAAGGATTGAATTCACGATTTACATGGCGGTTTAAATTAGACACATACAAGCCATGTGAATTGAAATCCATCTATGTAAAACAAGTGCGTGATTATGGGTGGAGTATTGCGAGCACCACCGATGCGGATGATACTCACACCGACGTATTACCATTGTCATGGTTCGCATCACGAATGGAATATTTTACGACGTATGGTCGAGACATGGAAACATTATTTACAAAAACAAAAATCGCACACGGCCGTCGTGTATTTTGTCTTCCAATATCTGAGAAAAAAATCATAACATTCGCGGATTTAGAGAATGGATTCAAGTTATTTATCGAAAATCCGGAAGTGAATGACCGAAAAGAGCGGGGTGGTGGAGGGCAATATATGAAGACGTTATATTTGTGAATATATACTCGTAGTATCTTATAAGTTATATATAAGATATTACAACATTGTCATGAGTGAAAAAAAAAATATTACAATAGCATCTGATTCTTTGTTGGGGGGTAGTAGTTCAAAAAGAAAATCCAGTAAGCGTACTAGTGGTAGCGGAGAACGTAAAATCCGACCAAGCTCGATTGTTCAACCAAGCACACTGAAGAAAACCTTACTCGAGAGAATTAAACAGCATCAGCGAACAAGAGAACGGTCTCGTCGTGATAATTCTGATTTGGCCGGCGACACTTCTAAGTTGGCCTCTGCGTCTGCGTCTGGTTCAACCGCCGCACCTGCGGGCAATGATAATTTTACACAGTCTATTGATTTTCTTCGTAAATTGGCAATGAAACGGCGTCAGCAGCAACAACATACCCAACGGCATGTTAAATCATCGTCGTCGTCATCCAATATCACAACAAATGGACTTCCAGAAGCAAAAACACCTGAGGCGAAAATGTTGAATCAAGTCGCAGAAACATTACACAACGGCGAAATATTAACGAATACCGGATTGCTTGGGTTGCCGGTTGTTCCTATGATTATTCCAACACAACAACAACAACCAAACACCGTTTCGCCAATGATTTCCCTTAATTCAATGCCGACGCCGATGCCGATGCCGACGCCGATGCTTACGCCATCCGAATTTATAAATACCATGTCTTTTAATCCAGCACCAACAGCATCTCCTCCAAACATAACTCAACTGGCCGATATGTATAATAATACAATTGCTTCTGCTAGAGAGACATTCACATCTGAATCAGCAACACCTTCTGGTTCAGAAACGAATGACCCACCATTACATATACCTACAAAACCAGAAGACTATCTACCTTCTATTTTTATAAAAGAAGAACCGCCGCACGGTTGTCTTAAAAATGGTAACAAACCGACGTTTCGTGAATGGGCTACAAATATTCTTAAAAAACCTGTAGATACAATTAAAAATATGATTGGTGGTTCGAGTCAGAGCGGTGAAGATAATAACGGTCTAAATATGGAGTCTAATAGAATAGACCCCGAACAAGTCGCAGGTATGCGTGTAAAAATACGTAAAACACATAAAAAACGGTTCCGAATTGGAAAACATGATGATGTTGTCGGTGTGTTATTAAAAAATAAACAAACACAACGACATATTCAAAGTCAGCACCTCACATTAAAACAAAAGACAATTGGCGAAATTCGAAAATATCTATATGAACATCATTTACTTAAAATCGGGTCAAATGCGCCACCCGATGTATTGCGCCGAATGTATGAAGATGCGGTTTTGACCGGTGAAGTTAAAAATACAAACAATGATGTATTATTGCATAATTTTATGTCAGGTGGTGGTGGTGAATAAAACTCGCATCACATCCTCTGGAACACCACTCCAGCACACATTATTCAACAATGCGTGCATATATACACCGTATTCTCAGGCATTGAATGTGTATCAGTATTTCTCATTTGATTACTCGTTGGAAATAGCAAATCCTCCAGAGTTCGTCCATGAATATGAAACTTTCTCGCTTTCTTCAAAAGAATCGGAATATCTCGCTGCTGACGTTTTTGGATTAGGTCGTCATAAATAAACTGAATCACATAATCCACGAGATATGTCTCAAGTCTAAGAAACATCGGGTCACTTCGTCCAATATTACCAATTTCACATGTATCACTTCGCGCGTCCATGTTATTATGCCTAGTATTATTAATATTCCGGTCATTCATATCATAATAATCATCAATTCGTATCGGGATATTGAACTTATAGTTCCAAAATGTGTCGCAAGAGATACGCACATCAAGTGTAATCATTTGGATATTGTTTCTGCGTAGGTCGTTCATCGTAATCAAACAATACACATACTCAATAGATATGTTTAAGTGTATTTTACAACGCTTATCGTCATGTAGAAATAATATAAACCTATTATTACATATATTACATATATTACATATATTACATATATTACATATTGAATTATATAGTCAGCTTATAGTATAGTAATGAATATTTGCGTTAGAGTTCCAGGAACCACCGAATGGTCTTCATCCGTTTTACATATAACACCAGCTATACGCGACGCATATGCTGAATATAAAGAACGTCCAAATTATTATCAAGAGAGACCATATCTTACGACAGAACATATTGTGTATCGGCCAGACAACGACCCATATTTACCAACATATATCGCACTTGTGGCGGATATTCCTCCGTTGATTGAGAACGGGGTCGCAACGGGTATCGGCGCTGGACTTGGAGTCGGACTTCGAAACAATCTAGCGAATAATATCAACATCACACGAGAGATACACGATACGATGGAAAATGGTGGAAAGGCTATGCCGATTATGGATTTAAACGACATTTCGGTTTTCATCGTAGATAATCCCGGGATGGCACGCGCGAATTGGCTGCCTGCGCGTTCGTATCAATCGTGGGCGTATCGTGATTTCATTTATGATCCTCACCGTAGTATCAAAAAATCATATATGTCGCGCAATACATCCCCACTCGCATATGAGTCCAATGACCATATTCTCGCGAATCAACTCGTAACGATTCCAATTGCGAATATTTCGCCAAATATTGTATTTAATATCTCGCGGAACGAAAACAATAGCGTATATTTTGAGAGAAATGACACCAATGTCTCGAGGACACGTATTTGCGATAACGAATATGCGCGTGCGGGATATCTCGGGTTTTATACACGGCTTACGATGGATTCAGTGTCAGTGTCAGGGATGGTAATTATCCCGCCGCCGCCGCAGTGGGGAGGAATAGATGCGATATATTATAACGTTTCTTCGAAACTTTCGACAGCACATCTTCCTGACCCAGAAGAAACCGACGACGAAGAGCATCAGTGTATATTGTGTTTCAAGTATCGTGTAAATGCGCGGTTCTCACCATGCGAACATAAAGTTTGCTGTTCAGGATGTTATTCTAAAATGACGAAAAATGAATGCCCAGTTTGTCGAACAGAGATTACACGAGTTATGAATGTGTAGATACATAAATAAGTTTTATTATGATTTTATTACAAAAATTGTTCGAGTATTCTTGTATATATTTCCTCTAGGTCTTCATTCGTAAGAATAATTGATTTATTCGATATGTTCAGTTGAATTATTGCGTTTCTCATTCTTTCACATTTATTTTGTGTATCGAATAGAAATAATGGCACATTATGTCGACGTAATCGCGATAATTCTCGTCTGGACAACGGCAATACATCTTCCGTTATCAGCGCTGGTTGTTGAAATATAATAGTTCTATATTTCGGTGCGATATTACTCATCATATATGTAAAATAGGCTTGCTCGTATATCAGACGGGTCGCCGTGATATGTTTTTTCATTTTATATGTTCCAGAAATAAAATTAAAAATCAACGTGGTATCATTTACACACATTATTTCACCTGCGGCGTATATTCGGTATTCAACATTCTTGTATTTTTTTGCCAGTTCAGCAAATAACGCTTCATCTTCTATTGCTTTTCTATACATAATTTGATGATGCTTTGTCCCGAATTCATACAGATTGATTGTTTTTGTTGCGTATAACTCTGGCACTCGCGTATGCGATAACATGACGGTTTTACCTGTTTCAGGGTCTTTCCCTACGATGGATACTATCATATACGTATAATACGCACCCGGTTCAAATTCCGCTGGATTTACAAGAAGCGGACTTACTTCATTGATGACGCTTGTGGTTATCGGCGATGTATCATATGGCTCTATATGAATATAGTAGAACTTGCCGGCATCTGCGTCGGCATCGCGTATTTTTGACGCAGATAAACCTTGTATATTATAAATACGGCGATAAGGGTCCAATAATACGTTGCGCGAAATCCGTCGTTTTTCTAATGGAAAACTATGAATTGGTGGAACCGCACTTCTTGTTCTCGACGGTTGTGTGATATTTGAATAAAATGTGGGGTCTATTTGTGACATTTGGTATTATATACTATATATATAACGTGTTTGTTCTAATATGTATTATCTAGATACCAATACTTTTATACCTTTCTCAATTACAGGATAAAAAAGTAGGAATTTCACCTACCGTAGCGTCTTTACTCTGTTTTGTTGTATCGTTGTATAATTATGTGCACCCCCTTCTCAATGTAAAGTTTGGTTGTACCTGTGTCGGTGTTCTCAACAACATCAACTTGTGACGCCATCTCACCACCCCACGTCGCTGCGGCTTCTCTTTCGTCGCGTAATTCGTCCGCATATTTTGTAGTAACTGCTGCGTGCGCCTTTTCGTAAGTAGCGTAAAGCGTTGGGTATAGCTCACCATTCTCAACCACAACGTACACATGTTTTCCCGCCCCGCTATTCATCTCCGTCGGTCCTTTCGTCGCTTCGCTGTTCATCTCCA